TTAGATTTTGTCAGCGTGGTGGATCAGTACAAACTTTTCCCATAATTCATCTTGCGATTCAGTATGAGCAGGATCGATGATAATTGTATTCGTGATAGGGCATACCGACTGACAAGTCGGTTTATCATAATGTCCTACACATTCAGTGCAAAGATCAGGATTGATTTCATAAATATCATTCCCCATTGAAATGGCATCGTTAGGACATTCGGGTTCGCACATATCGCAGTTAATACAGCGTTTTGTAATTAATAAAGACATATCAATAATTTACATTTAATTAAGTTAATAATCAGTAACTTATATCTTGCACCTATTAGTTACTATCGTCTGTTACTTGTGTTTTTATACAGTATGATTTACATTGAATAACTCTAATTCGTAACACAAAACCGCAACACATACTGTTTTTACTGCTCTTAAAATACCTAATGTGTGAGCTTTAAATTTAATGTGTTGAAATACCGGAGTATTTCAATGTCAAATATAGCAACACAAAAGCAAAAAACACCAGATAATGATGAATATACAGACGCTCTTAGTCGTTGGGAGTCGTGTAAGCCACCTTACACAAGTACACACATAAGAATCTGTGTTACTGCTGTCAAAACCATTTTAAAGCATATCAATAAACCACGTCGTTCTAAATATGAAAAAGAGCACTACTTGCGTATTGATTTTAGTAAGGCGGGTAAGGTTACCATATACGCGGAATATCCTAAACACATGGATATAAAAGGCCAGAAATTAGGGGAATGGCCAGAACTATCATTACCGATAGCAAGAGAGAAAGCGAAAGCATTAGCTGAAGAAGGGCTAAGAGCTGAATCTGTTCATCAACTATTAGATCTTTATGAAAAAGATTTAGCAGGGAAAGTCGAACGCTCAAAGTTAAGTGAAAATAGTTTTTATACTTATCGTTGCAGAGTAAAACAACTGAAGCTGACGTTCGGATCGCGTGAAGTTTTTAGTGATGTGAAATACTCACGATTAATAGAAATATTGGATAATTGGATACAAACAAAATCAAATAATCATGCATTAGAGTTATTTGCTGAGATGCGCCGATTTTGGAAATATGCATCCCCCATTTATTCTAATGGAAGAAATATTGCGTCGAGCATTCCTGATGATTATGTGTCGTCACGGGTGCAGAAACCCATGCCAACGAAACGATATACTGATATTGAGTCCATTGCCACCTTATGGATGAACGTTGCTTCAAGCACCTCTGTGCATCAAAAAAATGCAGTTAGATATATGATCCTCACTGGAGTTAGACCAATCAATGTTGTCAATTTGAAGTGGGAATATGTTGATTTAGATAACTTAGAAATAACTTATCCAGCTGGTTTAATTGGTATGCGTGGTGCAATGAAAACTCAAAAAGAGTTTAGAGTGCCAATTACAAAGGCAATGAAAAGCTTACTCGAGGAACAATTAGCTTGGAAAAATTCCACTGTTAATTGCAATAAAGAATATGTTTTCCTACAACCTAGAGATCCACAATTAGCGTTTTCTAAACGTTCATTGGATAAATTAGTTAAAACATATAGCCCTGAAGGGGCGGTGAAGGGTGTAGTGCATGAGGGAACGGTGAAGGGAAAGTCCGGAGCATTTAATACTATGTGCCGTAAGTTTTTTAAAAGTAATATAATTGCACAAATGCGTCAAAAAGGCTTTTCACGTTCTGATACTAAAGAAATTAGCATGCTATGTTTACATCACTCTGATAAAAGTGAAGATCCAATGGCTGAACATTATGACTTTTCTGATGAGATACTGCAGGAAGAGATAGCGCTAAAGCGTCAAGCATTTGAGGCACATGAAAATAGTATCTTGACTCAAGTAGCGCTATTACGTCGTAAACTTAGTTAATAAGTGCTTCTACATTTTTCAATAAATGCTTTTATATTTTTGTACTCGTATCGAACAACTTTATTGGTAAATTTGATTGGTGCGAGTATTTTTCTGTGACGATGTCTATTATTCCAATCGCATAATGTTTTAGTGCTAATTCCTCCTAGTTCAATACAAGTCTCTTCAGGAGTTAACATATCATCATCTTCATACTCTTTGTTTTTAACGTTATCTGGGATATTTGTCGTTTCTTTTTTTGTTTTGCGTTCTACGCATACGTCTGTTTTCATTTCGGTCTTGCCTCATCATATTAGATATTAACAAGTCGGCAGTCTGACAAGCATTTTTTATTTCTATATCGGTGCAAGATTTATTTTTTATACTCGATGCAAGCCGGCCTAATTTAATATCAAAATCTGTTAATAATTGAGAACCTGGTTCCCAAGGTGTTAATAATTTCATGGTGGTTACCCATTGGTCTTGAATAAACCACCATGCTAATAACAACGAAAAGTAAAAACTGATTATGCTTAATCAACTTTTTACCCGAATAATTCCCTCTACTGGATAGCATTCTGCAATTTTCCCTTTGGTCGCGAGTAATTCCTTATCAATTAAACAATTTTGTTCATCAGGATAAATGTAGCCATAGGGTTCGAACTGACAAATCATCGAACTACATACCAAAAGGAATAAACCATACATTATTGTTCACTCCTTTGTTGCTCCGCGGGAGTAGGCTGAAGTTCAATTTTGACGTGTGCAGGAAAATCGTATGAAACATGGCAACGTCTATCTGTTGAAACAAAACCGTATGATCCATCTGGTAATGTGATTTTTACTGCTTGGTCTTTTTGTTGGGAGTGTCTTAGCATTGGTCTTGCCTCTTTGTGACATGTCACACTAATGAATAATAGCTGTATTTATAGGGCGCCCCAGTTGTAGCAATAACGCTTTTTGCATCGATGAAAGTGCTTGCTGTTCTTGCTCTGTGACATTTTTTGTTGATGCCGTAGACCATTCGATACTGCATTTATTTGTTGTTTCATCATGGGTAATAACAACTTCTAACTTCATGGCCATAACGTTTATCTCCTGATAATGCGCCCAAGAAAGGGCGCTATTATGAATTAACGAACCATTAATGAACGTTCACCAACTTCAAGATGTGCTCCGGGAATTTCAATACCATTTTCAAGCGCTTCTTTGATTCCTTTTTTATCGGGCGCTGTGATGGTTTTAACATCAACCAACTCATCTGGTAGTAGTGCTTCATTATCAATAATTACTGAAACACTACCTTTTCGTGCTGTAAATGTATTCTTTGTTGTTTTTAATTTATCTAATCCTGAAGCCAATAAGCAGTTAAGAGCATATTCCTTTAGGTTTTTAGCTTGGTTTTCGAATGATTTTTTACGATCAGATAAACGTTTAGATTCTTCATCAAGTGTTTTAGCTTGACCTTCGATATTGCGAACGTGGTGCATAATTGCATCCAATTTGTCACCTAACTCGCCCTCGATACCTGCCAATGTATCTGCGATATCTTCAGCAGTGAATTCTCCTGTTTCAACGAGTTGTTGTAATTTTTCATAATTGGTCGCCAGTGCGATAGCGGTAGTATTGGTCATTAGATTGCCTCTTCTTTCTGTTTCAGTTTGTCTAAACACTCTTTTTCGATTTGGTTTAATCGACGTAAACGGCCAGACAAATACTTCTCGTAATCTTCGTCACGACGTTCTTTGGCTGATTTAATATGTGCAGAAATTTCGCGTGTTAATGTCGATGCAATACCTCGTAATTCATTTGCTGTAACAGCACTACGCATCACTTCTGTATGTTTAGTAAATTTCTCGTCTAATTCTTTGCGAATACGTGTGATATCTTCCGCTTTTTCACTAGCATTTTTGATTTCAAACTCAAGCTTATTGCTTACTATATATTCAGGGTTATCATGCATACCCATAAAGACATCAGAGCTAAAACCAAGCATCGATAGGGCTTTTTTGATGGCATCAGTGAGTGATTTTTTAATAGCTTCACCATCAACTTTAATGCCATAGTTAGTTTGATAGCGGTATGGTGTTGCACCATAGCTTTCAAATTCACCGCGGGTTTCACATTCGATGATGTACCAAAAACGGATCTTAATTGAGTGGTTTTGTTCGCAGAATAACGAGCCATCAGCATCACGTAAAAAACGGGTTGCGACTTGTTTATTACGCTCATCAAGGACAGGTTCTAAAAGAGGCTTTCCATCAATAAATTTTTCTTCAAGGACTTCATATCCCCAACCTTCACCAATAGGACCGAATATTTCAGTTGCACGCATAAACATGTAAGTGCTGTTTATACTGGTTCCCGTAAATCCCACGCCTTCTAATGGCTTAGTAAAGCGCGGGTCTGTACGTTGTACTTGTTTCCAAATACTTAGGTTATTAGCGTCACTCGCGTTAAGAACTTCATCAATAACACTGGCACGTTGCTCAAAATTATCTTGTTGTGCTGATGGTGTTTCGGGTTCTTTAGGCTCTACAGTTTGTTCAACCACCGGAGAACTTTCTGTTTTAGGGGCTACTTCTTGCTTTTTACGTGAACGTTTAGGCTTAGTTTCCTTTTCAACGGTACTTTTGCTAGATACCGAAGGGGTATTATCCAATTGGTTAGAAGTGATACTTTCTTCTTTTTCAGCGTTGCCAGTAGGTTTGTTAATACCCAAATGACGGTCAATAAATTCTTTTCGCGCATTGGGATTATCTAATAACTCAGGCTGTTTTTTACTTTCAGCTATTAACGAGAAAATCTTTTCACGTGGTATATCCAAGATGCCAGCTGTTGTGCGTAAATCCATTGACCAGCGTTTCCATGCTTTGTCGTCGTCATCTATCAGTTCTTTGGCTTTTTTTACTTGAGATGCGAGGACATTATTAGGATCAAAGTCATCTAACAGTGCTAAGGCGATTTCAGTATCTATGGTTGAATAGTTACGCTTGATAGAAGATGTTTCTTCTTGTTGTTGTTCTGGTTCTTCTGTTAGCCAGCTTTCACCTAATGATTTAGCTTCTTCAACGGTGACATCTTCATTAGCAAACTCATAGACAGCCTGTGCTATTTCCATTGTTTGCTCAGCATCCATCAAAGAAAGTTTTGTTATTTCAGCTAGGCCTGTAGCGATATTACGAATTTTGGGATCTTCTTTTCCTGCCAAATATTCCAGAGCAGTTGAAAATTCATTGTTAGTTATTTGAGTCTTTCCAAATAAAAGTAAACACGCAATTCTGGGCTTCGTTCCTAGTTTTTTGAAATTCTTATATTCAATAGGCTTCCATTGAATTCCATCAAACTCATTTTCAACAGCAAATTTCTCATCGAATATATCTAAAGTAGGGCAAACAGAGCCGTCAAGGTGTTCGCTAATTAACGGATCATCAGTGTTAAAGTTATCCATAGCTTCTGGATATGCTTCAGATAATTTTACTACTGCAGTCGCTGTTGCCAGTTTTGCATTAGCGGTGTTTAACGCTATGGCCAGCGGTACAGCACCGTTGTTTGTACGAGCCTCGGTCGTAGGCTCAAATACACAGATAAAAGTTTTCATTGGTCTTGCCTCTTTTATAAAATTCCTTTGCGATAATCTTTTTCTAACAAAGTTTCTTTACTACAAACTTCGATAGAGCCTTTCAATAATTCTTGGTTAGCTTTACCAATAGGATTATTAGCTCGAACATCTAACCCTTTTAATGGACGAGAAATTGAATCGAATTGACTAATAATCTCTTGGCGTTTTCTATCAACACGAGCAATAACTTCGTCAAAGTGCTCTCCACAAGAAATGAATCCGCGATACTCATACGCTTCATATTCATCTATCTCTTTTTTACACAATGAACATTTCATGAAATTACCTCCTAATAAGGGATTTCTTCGTCGGTTTTTGAGATGGGTTTGCCTTCCAAGCAGAGAAGCATTTGGATTCGATCTTCTAACAAGCTTGTTTTCACTTGGGCATCAGCTAGGATTTTTTCTTGTTCATTGCGTAGAAAATCAATTTCAGCGTGAACGAGATCAGTTTGAGTTGGCTCTTTAAAAGGAACATCAACAGTGTGTTCTGCAATAACGAAACCTAGCCCCGCATTGGGATCGGCTTTAAATGCGTAGGCGTTATATTGATAAGAACCATCGAACTGTTTTTGAGCGTGAATATAGAGTGTGACGGTTAGGCTTTCAGGTTGTGCTTTCATAGCAACTCCTTTAAAATAACGGTGATCAGTGATTTATCATTGGTCTTGCCTCTTCTAGCGTTTGGTCGCGCTAGTAGAACTCTCGGTTAGCTTTGGTCGGCGACCCGAGGTAAAGGAACCCACTTCGGTGGGTTTTTTTACATCTTCATCAAACTCAAGAGTTGCAATTTTATTGTCGGCACAACAGTGGAATACTGTTTCAGGGAAAAGATTGAAAAGGTTTAAAACATTATCCAACTTGATGTTTTTTATTTTGTTTTTACCTATATACATAATATGTCTCCTGTCATTTATGATATTTGCCCGTCTTTCCGAGCTGTCAGGTCTGCCTTGTTGCTTTGGTCGGTAACTAATTAAATTCCCTGGTACTGCTAAAAAATTTGCCGTTATGCCGTGGTAATCATGACAGGTCGCGATGAGAGCTGTGGTTCTCCTCCGACATAACAGCAAAACTAAATCTGAACACTTACCTAAACACTTGCTGTGTTGTTTTTGGTTGCTTCAATATTAGCGTTGCTATTTTAATTGTCAATAGCATTGCTAATATTTTGAGTTAAAAAAAACCACCGTATCGACGGTGGTTGTATGTAACACATTGTTATTTTATGCAAAATCAATCATTTTAATAGGAAGTGATTTTATTACTTTTCCAATAATTCGGAGATCATACATTTCTGACTCTTCAATATAAAACGTTTCATAAGCAGGATTATCTGATTTAACAGCTAGTTTTCTGCCCTTAACTCTTTGTAATCTTTTTATAAATAATGAATTTTCAAAACTAAACACATAAACACCATCGCCATCAAAAAATTCATTATGAGTATCAACAAAAACGACGTCTCTTGGGTTTATTGCTGGAGACATGCTGTCACCGCTAATGTTAATTATTTCAATCCCTTTTAAACTTTTTCTACCGAATAAATCGAATACTTTTTCTGGAGAGAACTCAATAGATTTTATAGTGTCAGGGAATTCGTTATTTATAAAGCCACCAGGGCCTGCTTTTGCATATACATCCATCAGTCTTAAAGTCGTATGTTCATTTTGAGTTGATGTAGAAGAGGTTATTTGTTTTATTTCTTCTTCTTTTCCTGTTCGCCTAACGTAGTCTAACAACGTTTTTAGCTCTGGATTAATATCTTCAGGATCAACTTTCAATAATGATGCGAATTTTAAAATTGTATCAGTGTTTAAGGCTGTTCGGCCATTTAAATACTGACTTACTGCCCCTTGAGTAGCAAATCCCATAATCTCTGCGGCTTTTTCTTGAGTTAAGCCCAGAGATTCTCGTTTTGCTTCCCAAATGTTTCGTAAGTTTCGGGCGGCAATTTTATCTGATTCTGATATTTTTCTGTTCATTTTAGTATTTTATTTGTAATGCTAATAATTATCCAATAGCATTGCTATTGATTTATTAAATTAGCATTGCTAATATTCGGCTATTACATAAGCTGGAGGAAAACATGAAATTAGATCTGTATTTAAAAAAACAAAAAATCAGCCAAACTGAATTTGGGAAAACGGTTGGAGTAACTCAAGGGTTTATTAGTCAAGTTATTGCTGGTAGCTACTACCCTAAAGGTCGAAAAGCTATCGAATGGTCAGCAAAAACCAATTGGTTAGTAACTCCACATGATCTTAATCCAGTTGATTATCCAAATCCTTGGGATGGCTTGCCAAAAGGAGTATTCAATATTACAGGTATCAAATTAAAAAACTGATTATGCATAATCAATTTTTCTAGCGACAGGAGACGCAAAAATGAATTTTGATATCAACATTATCAGAGCTGAAATTGAGGACTGGGCTGTAGAACAAGGGCAAGAACATGTTGCTATTGAGATTAGCCGAGCTTACTTACGATTAGTGATTAATCAAGAACATGGTCGATTACATGCCATTGAGGATCAAACGGGTAAGGCAGACTGGAAAGCAATCAATAATAACCGGCAACAGATATTCCGTTGGTTACGTGGTGATTCTCGCGCATCTCAAAGAAAAATTGCTGAGTTAATGCCAGCGATTGAAATGGCTCTACCGGCTTCGAGGTTAGCTCGAGTACGCGGAGATACCAAAAACTATTTAGCAACTGTAGCCATTCAGCGTTTTGCTGATGCTATGACTGAAATCTTATTAGAGGGTCGTGACATGTCACACCAAATAAACAATGTAGTACGCGCACTAAATGAGATATCACGCCCGACCAGCGTGCATTAATTCAAGAGGCAAGACCAATGATTAGATCAACTGAAAAAATCACATACCGCAATGGGTTTATGCTGAATGATAAACCTGCTCATATCTCAGATATCCAACATATTTTTGATGGTAGACGCGTTATTGCGTTGTTAATTTGGGAGCAGTATGAGCGAGAAAAACAAAAATTACTGTCAAAAAATTTAACCCCTGAGCAGTACCAAAATGCTTGCCGTAATATAGCTAAAGCACTGGGGGTGTGAAATGAGTAATAAATTAACCGGCTATGTGTGGGATGCATGTGCTGTTTCAGGTGTTAAGGGTACCAAGTTAATGATCATGGTACGCCTAGCCGATTATTCGAGCGATGAAGGGGTTGCTTATCCCAGTGTTGAAACCATCAGTCGTCAAATTGGTGCGGGAATTAGCACAATTCGCAATGCATGTAATGAACTTGAGCGTGATGGTTGGTTAGTTAAAAAGCAACGTAGAAATGGCAATCGTAATGCTTCAAATTTATATTTTTTAAATGTCGATAAATTGGAAAAAATCGCATTAGAAGAGAACGCCAAATTAAGAAAACAACGTGAAAAACTATCAAATTTTCACCGTCCAGATTCTGACCGTTCAGATTCTGACCGTTCAGATTCTGACCGTACAGAAAACAGTAAAAATGTACGTTTTGACCCTCCAGAATCTGGCGTTCAAGGTGGTTTTCACCCTCCAGAATCTGGAGGCGATCCACAAGTAAATTCAAAACATGATCCACAAGTAAATTCAAAACATGATCCACAAGAATTACTCGAGAGGAAAAAATCGAAAAATAAATTCGATCCGAAATTGGCTAAACCGTCAAATGTGAGTGATGAGGTTTGGCAGGATTGGATTAACTTCAGGAAAGAAATTAAAAAACCGCTGACAGAAACCATGTGCAAGCAACAAGCAAAAAAATTATCGCTTTGCACAGACGCCAATGCTGTGATTTGTAATTCAATTGCCAACGGTTGGCAGGGGCTATTTCCTGAAAGATCCGTAGTACAAACTCAAAAAGTAAATTCTCATACTGGGTTTAGCGAAAAAGATTACCAGTCTCAAGATCCTCATTGGTTTGTGGGAGGTGGAAATGTCTGAACAAAATTTATTAACTACGGTGAATATTCCCCCTCGCTTTGCTAATGCGACATTTGAATCATTTGTAGCCTCAACACCGATAGCAAAACATAATTTAAAAATTTGTCAGCAGTACGTCGAAACTTGGAGCGACCGAAAAAACGCAGGAGAGGGGCTTGTACTGTGTGGAACACCCGGAACTGGTAAAACCCACCTTGCAGTATCAATCGCCCGTCAGATTGCCGGAGAATTGCAAGAAACGGTATTTATTACCACTGCCTCACGTATCATTCGCGCTTTTCGAAGAACATGGGCTGGAAATTCAGAATTCAGTGAACTTGATGTACTTGAAAAATATTGCACGCCTGATTTGTTAATTATTGATGAAATTGGTGTCCAGTATGGCACTGATTCTGAACGTAATATCCTATTTGAGGTGATTAATGATCGCTACGAAGATTTGTTACCTACGATTTTGGTAAGCAACCTACCTGTTGTTGACTTACAAAAAATGCTCGGTGAACGAGTTGTGGACAGATTATTACAGGGGGGAACGGTATTAACGTTTAACTGGCCAACATATCGTAGAGGTAATCATCATGCATGAGAAAGAATTAGAACATGCGGTGATTAGTGGTTTGTTAGCTGGTGGTGCTAGTCAAGATGCATATGAGGTATTAGCCACATTACCTGAAGAAGCCTTTAGTTCTAGATATTTTCGTAATGTCTACAAAGAAATTAAAAAACAAGCGCTAGCAAGTTCTTTAATAGATCCCTTTTTTATTGCTGATGCGCTAGGTGAAAAAGGCGATTTAGCAAATTTACTTGAGCTATCTAAAACACCTATTTGGACAGCAAATTTAAAAGGCTATGCCTCAAAAGTTTATAGTTATTATCGTGTTAGAGAAGTAATCCAATTAATTTCAAAGTATCAAAATGATATTACTACTGCAAATAATCATGAACAAGCTGAAGAATTTATTCATCAATTTGCAACCCAAATTGGTCAGCTGACAATTGGTAATCAGAACCTACTTCCTGTGCATTTAAATACACTACTTGAAGGATATGTAGATGTTTTAGAACGCAGAAACAAAGGAGAAGATGCTGTTGGGATGATAAAAAGTGGTATTGAAGCTTTAGATGACAAAATTGGAGGCTTTAATCCAACAGACTTAGTTTTTATTGGCGGTCGTCCGGGAATGGGAAAAACAGAGCTTGCACTAACGATGACTGAGGGAATGACCAGAGATGGAGGCGGTGCATTATTTTTCTCGATGGAAATGTCCAATCAGCAAATTACTGAGCGTCTAGTTGCCGGTTCTGCTCAACTACCAATATCAACATTGAGACATCGTGGGCGATTGGATGATGAAGGATGGGGGCGTTTAAGTTCAGCACTAGGCCATTTAATGGATAGAGATATTCATATCATCGATGCGAGTAATCTAACTATTGAACAAATATGTGCAATCAGTGAAAACCACAAACGTAAATATCCAAATTTGAAAGGAATTTTTGTTGATTATTTAGGGTTAATTAAAAAACCTAAAGCAGAACGTAATGATTTAGCAATTGCGAAAATATCTGCATCTTTAAAAGGATTAGCAAAGAGGTTACACACGCCAACTATTGCGTTAAGCCAGCTATCTCGTGATGTTGATAAAAGACCTATTAATCAACGCCGTCCTGTTTCTGCTGATTTACGCGATTCTGGTAGCTTAGAGCAAGACGCTGACTTAATTTTATTTACCTATAGGGAGGCCGTATATAACCCCAATAGCCCTGCGAAAAATTATGCCGAGATCATTATCGATAAATTTAGACACGGAGAAACCGGCACAGTCTATCAAGAATTTAAGAATGGCCACTATCTGCCTACCGACCAAATTACAGCGTCAGAAGTGTCCAAAATGCAACAACAATCACAGCAAAACGATAAAAGACGTCGTTACGCAGAAAAAGCATTTTAGTTAAAACAGAGGCAAGACCATGACAATTAAAGACTCTCTTACTCACGAATCTCTCGTTCGTGATAATCACCCTATATTACCCGACGATGGGTTAGACCATACACAGTGTCATATTGATCGCCTCCATGCATCAGCAAGAGCGAGAACAAAAGCACCTTATCAACCTAAGGTTAAACCACAAAAATCGACGAGGTAATTATGTCTAGGCGTTCTTATTTGCCTGATGATTTACCTCACAATCGAGCTTTGTGGCCAGAAGAATATCGCGAGTTAGAACAACTTGATTTATTAGCTAGTCGATTAATTAGACAGCTTAAAAATCAAAAAATACATAGAACGCGAGTGTTGGTGGAAATTGAAAAGTTGCCTGAGGTACATCGGGAGTTTTTTAGAGATAGGTTGAATTATTGGCGCGAGGTAATGAAATTATGAAAGAGTATCCAATTATTTTTAATACCGAAATGGTACAGGCAATTCTTGCTGGGCGTAAAACTCAAACTCGTCGAGTTGTTAAAAATGTAATGCCTGATAATTGTTTATGGATAAAAAAACCGACCAAAATAAGAAATGGTACAACTACTCATGTATTGGATGCACCAAAATATAATTTATGTCCTCTTGGTAAAGCTGGTGATCGCCTTTGGGTTCGTGAAACATGGCAAGGACCATTAGTTGATTGTGAAAAAGCTTACGACTTATTTAAAGACCCTACTCCATATCAAAAAGTAGAAAATTGTGTTTACAAAGCTGATGGAGTGGCTGTACCTGAATATATCGATTGCGATGATAATTTTCGGCAAGGCTGGAGGCCATCTATACACATGCCTCGTTGGGCTTCACGTATAACACTAGAAATTACTAATGTTCGCGTAGAGCGACTACAGGATATAAGTGAACAAGATGCTATTGCTGAAGGTATCACCAATATTTCGGTATTGTCCAAGTATATTTTTTCAACGTTGTGGGAATCAATTTATGGTTTTGACAGTTGGTCATCTAATCCGTGGGTGTGGGTTATTGAATTTAAAAAAGTGAAATAAAAAGTAAGAAAAAATCAGTGTTTTTATTTTTAAGAGGCAAGACCAATGGCAAAAACAGTAGCAGAACGTAAAGCGGAACAACGTAAACGGCAGAAAGAATTAGGTGTAACTAAAATTGAATTACTTGTAGATAATCAAGAATTGGAAATGATAAAGCGTAATTGTGTATTGCGCATGCCTGGTCGAGAACCGTATGGCATTGTTGAATACCTACAGATGCTCATTCGGAAAGATGATGCTGAGTATAAAAAGCAAGTAGAGAAATTATCTAAACGTAAATGTAAGCGTTGTGGTGATATATTACCTGTTCAGCAATGTTGTATGTCAGGTGATTCCGAATGTTGGGTCACTAGTGGATACAAAGAGTTGAAACTGGTTATCTAACTCAACCTATTGTATTATTACAGTATTGGTCTGAACACCCAATCCTAAATATTTGCTGTGTCAACTGAGAGTCAAGTATGGCACAGCATAGCTTTATCAAAATGTCTAACAATACTCTTGTACCAGCTAACCCTGTTACGAGAGATTTTCTGCATTCAAAAATCAAGTGTGGTGATGTGCTTTCAGCTAATTTTAAGAAAGCTCGTAACCCTCGATTTCATCGTAAATACTTCGCATTACTCAACTTAGGTTATGAATATTGGGAACCAGTTGGCGGTACCATTTCACCTGAGGAGAGGGAGCTTGTGCGTGGTTACATCACATTCCTTTCGTATTACACGGATAATGCTGACGCGCTCTTATCAGCATCCGATATCTATCTAGAAGAAGTCGCACAAAAACGTGCGCAAAATATCTCAGCAACAAAATCATTTGATGCTTTTCGCTATTGGGTTGTAGAGCAAGCCGGTTATTACGACACGTTTGAAATGCCTGACGGTAGTTTACGTCGTGTCGCTAAATCAATCAGTTTTGCAAATATGGACGACTTAGCATTTAGCGAACTTTACAAAGCCACACTCGATGTGCTTTGGAATTTTATCCTTCGTAAACAGTTCCCCACTCAAACAGCTGTAGAAAATGCAGTATCTCAATTATTAAGTTTCACGTAGAGGCAAGACCAATGATCAAATCAAAGACCAAAGAAGAAAAGAAGTGGCTATCAGATGTAGCAGAACTGGGTTGTATTTGTTGTCGCAATATGGGGTTTGGAGCCAGTTTAGCGGAAATTCATCATGTTAGAACGGGACAGGGAATGGCACAACGGGCTAGTCATACGGATGTTTTACCACTATGTCCTCCACATCATAGAGCGTGTTACGAAACCGGTTTTCATGCATCACCTAAATCATGGCAAGAAATCCATGGTACCGAGATTGAGTTATTAGAACAGACTAAGCAAGAAGTAATGGAGTTACGAGCATGTCGAGTATAAAGAGTGTATCTGATGGATTAAAGCTTGATGATAATCAGGTTGCATGGCTCCAGCCTTGGTTATCAAAATTTGGAGCGTGGGTATATTCAGGGAGGATAGAAAAAAGGCAAAGCAGTATTATTGCTGAATTTATGGCGACAGTAGAAAGGCGTGATTATCCTGAGCGAGAAATGTGTAATGACGATGACGGGATGTTGATCGCTAAAGTGGTCGATAAAATTTATCACATAGACAGAATAGCGTTTACGCTCTTGTTACTACGTTATGCCTTCGGTAGTTCAGATCGCGCTATTGCTCGTTATTACCACAATATAGCAAAACCGCGACAAATGATTAGGCGCAATAGAACGGTAGAATATAGAAAACCCTCGATGTCTACATGCAGAAGAGAAATTGAGGACATAATTAATTCAGCCGAATATTTAATTTACCCACATTTAAAAGATGCATTTAAAAAACGAGAAAAAGAGTGGAAAAGTAAAAATAATAGCAAGAACGTGTTGACTTCTTTGAGTCAATGATCCACTATTTAAGTATAAGTTGCCGTTTTTATACAGTGACCAACTAACCCAGTCTAAGCGCTGGGTTTTTTTGTATCTAAAACAGATAAGACTTGCTGTTTACTTTGTTCAGAGTTACATGTGTGTTCGCGACTAATAACTGACCAAAGGTATTAAAATATCATGTTAAAACATAGTGATATGACAGAAGAGGCAAGACTTGTTTTTGAAGTTGTTCCGCATACGAAAGAGGTAACTGTTGGCGAAGTTGCACAGTTTACTTATTTAACTGAGCCATGTTGTCAATTGATATTAACTCAGTTGGCGATGGCGGGGCTAATCAAAGAAAACATCAAAGAAAACACATTTCAAAATATCTAATACTGTGAAAATGGGCGACTGTAAAAGTGTTGGTAGCACCTTTACAGTCATTCACCCGTTCTGGTAGATCACGGACAAACTAAAGCCCACTGCTTATGTGCACAAAGCATAGTGAGCTTATCAAAAAAGGTTCTCCTGATCTATGAAAAATACTGTGAATTTAAACAGTGTAAATTTAGTCAATGATGACTCACTCAGCTATATAAAAACACTTCCCGATAATTGTATTGACTTAATCGCAACTGACCCGCCTTACTTTCAGGTGAAGTCTTGTAGTTGGGATAATCAGTGGGAAAACGTAACATCATATTTATCTTGGCTTGATGAAATGCTTGCGGAATTTTGGCGAGTATTAAAGCCTAACGGTAGCCTTTATATCTTTTGCGGTTCGAAACTAGCGTCAGATACAGAATTACTCGTTCGTGAAAGATTTAATATTCTAAGTCACATTGTATGGGCTAAACCATCAGGGCCTTGGCGTAGGACATGTAAAGCTGATTTACGCAGTTTCTTTCCAAGCACTGAAAGAATTTTATTTGCTGAACATTATCAAAGCCCATACAAGGGTAAAAGTAGTGCTTATCTTCAGCAATGCAAAGCGCTTAAAGAAAATGTATTTAAGCCTTTAATTGAGTATTTTAAATCTGCACGTGAATCGTTAGGAATAACAGCAAAAGAAATAAAACAGGCCACAGGTAAACAAATGGCTTCACACTGGTTTAGTTACAGCCAATGGCAACTACCGAGTGAGTCTGACTACAAAAAACTGCAGGAGCTGTTTCATCGCGTAGCAAGTGAAAAGTTTAGTAGTAATCCTTTAAATCGTGATCATACTGATTTGATAAAGGTGCAGGCTTCTCTTAGTCGAGAGTACCAGGAGCTTGCTGAACAATATCAATTATTGCGCCGTCCTTTTTCTGTCACCGTTGATGTTCCTTACACCGATGTGTGGACGTATCCACCTGTGCAATATTACGCAGGTAAACATCCTTGTGAAAAACCAGCTGAAATGATGGAACACATTATTCGCTCAAGCAGTCGCGAAGGTGATCTGGTTGCTGATTTCTTTATGGGATCAGGTGCAACACTAAAGTCCGCATTAAAGTTAAATCGTCGAGTTCTTGGGGTTGAACTTGAGAAAGAGCGATTTGAACAAACAAGAGAGGAAATAAATAACATGAAGTCATAAAGCGGATTAGCCGTATTTTACATGCTGATGTCATGATTCAGCCCCGAGTCTCCTAGTAAAGAGCCAGCTTTGCATCTGGTAAGGGTTAATAAGAAAAGAAGCACCGGTAACGAAGCATGAAAGCCAATCGTGCACTGGTTAGATCCCTCAGGGAGCAGAGCCGAACTGGGGTTATAAACTCAAGGGCATGAGCGTGGCCACTACGAGAGTGTGGTGAAATTTCATTTCCCATAACACAAACAACTCGGACACTCCGTAGGGGGTGTATATGCGCATGGACAAATTAACCAATGCTACCTACGGAACGGCTGGCTTAACTGCCTTTTTTGCAAGTCTCTCATTGTATGAATGGGGCTTTGTAATAGGGATGGGATTTAGCATGCTTCTTGGATTAGCAACTTATCTGATGACACGGCGAGAACAGCGAAAACGAACAGCGTTATTTGCTGAATTAGTTCATCGCAATTGTTCTAGTGATCCGCGAGAAATCGAAAAAATAGTCGGTGAGATGCTGACTAAAGCTAAAAAGGACATCTAATGAACCTAAAACAAAAAGTGACAGCTGTTGCGAGTGCTGGCGCTGTAAGTATTGCACTAACAGTGATTGGTTATTTTGAGGGCGTGCGTTATGAACCTTACCGTGATGTTGCTGGAGTTCTGACGGTTTGTTATGGCCATACTGGAAATGACATCATTCAAGGTAAGACCTATACACAACAAGAGTGTGATGAATTACTGCAGAAAGACTTTATCAGAACGCAACAGCAAGTTGATATCCTGGTTAAAGTGCCGGTCGATGATAAAACAAAAGCTTCTCTATATTCCTTCGCTTTTAATGTCGGTACCACGGCTTTTGCACGGTCTACACTACTAAAGAAATTAAATGCTGGTGATCAGAATGGCGCTTGTGAAGAAATGAAACGCTGGGTTTATGCTGGTGGAAATGTATGGCGAGGGTTGGTCAGTCGTAGAGAGGCAGAGTCAGCATTATGCAATGGAAATCTTTAATCATTATCGTCGGTTTTATCCTTACATTACTCATCTCGGTCGCTAGTGGCATTTATCTCTCAATTGATAATTCATGTGTTAACGATAAAGCAAGCTTAGACAAGCGCTGTCAGATAGCTCTCTCACATCATCGGTACTAATTATGAAACTAGGCGAAACGACAGTGTCCGTTGGTATTATCTTGGTGATGATCATCTGCATTTCGTGGCAAAGTAACCATCTTGATAAACTGAGTGAAAGTATTACTAAGTTAGAAAAAGATAAATTATCACTCACTGAACAACTATCACGTCAAAACTCAATCACAGAAAACGCCAACCGCACATTCAGGATTATCAATAATGTCTCATCACTTAATAGCGAAGAGCGGAATAGGTCAGCCGTGGATTCTGAAAAAGTTAAAACGGTTATCAAAACTGTTCTTCTCAATAATGATTGCGCCAATACTGCTATTCCTAGTGACGCTCTTATCAGGATGCACGACTATTCAGAAAGAATACGTGCCAGTGGAGTATATAGCGATACCAGCACACCTAACCGCTGATTGTCTATTACCATACATACCAGAACAAATGACATGGGGAGAATCGTTAATGTTAAACATCTCTCTGTTATCGGTTATTGAGCAATGTAACTCAGACAAGAAAGCAATACGGGAAATTGAACAGAAACGACAGGTGATGAAATAAAAAAGCCCAGCATGGGAGGCTGGGCAATACTAGCAAGATGTAATTAGATATAAACATAGTGAATTTTTTATTATTACTTAAGTAGGTATATTCACTAGTAGATTATTCTTAGTTATCTAATTTTGATTGGTGTAATGGATACAAAATAAAAATAACCCTGTAGGTATGGGATCTACAGGGTGGCTGAAATAAAGCAAATATATAACAGTGATAATCATACTATTATTTTACCATTACGCAATAAGAAGCGCCGCGTTGTCGCTGTCTCCTATGTTAGCCATAACCTGTTTTATTCTCAGCAGATAGCGCATAGTGAGAGTCAAAAACAATGAATACCGCCATTTTGTTATTTTTCGGTCATTATCAGCAACGTCAGCTGTAGGTAGAAGAAACGGCGTGACAACCGGAGAGACGAGTACAATTCATAAGAGTCAATCACAAAGCCTATTTTAACGAATGGGCTTTTTAATAGGCTAAGGAGATAAACACAATGGCAAAACCGGATTGGGGGATGCTACAACAACAGTTCCTCGCCGAACATGCTATAACAGGAATATCCCCTAAAGAGTGGTGCGAACTAAAGGAACTAAACTACGCAACAGCACGACGATATATCAAAATATCCAGTGCGCAGAATGCGCAAAAAACTGCGCACAAGAAATTGCGCACTGCGCAGAAAAAAGAAAGCGCAAAAGAGCTAATGCGCAATAGTGATATACCCACTGTGCAGAGTAATGGATCCAGTAATGCGCACGATGATGAAAACACCTTTAGTCTGCGCAATTACGGGCTAACAGAACAACAGATTAAATTTGTTAGTGAATACCTTATCGACTTAAATCGAACAGGAGCATATAAGCGAGCAGGTTATAAAGGCGAAGGAAATACAGCTTATGTAAATGCTACTCGCATGCTAAGAAATGCTAAGGTTTCACGAGCAATCACAGACGCATTAGCAGAACGGGAACGCAGAACAGAGATAACCCAAGATGCTGTATTAAAAATATGGTGGGATATCGCAACGGCAGACGTTAACGAGTTGACCGAATACCGACGATTATGTTGCCGTCATTGCTGGGGCTTTAGTTTCAATTACCAGTGGCGTGATTCAATAGAGTTTGAAGATGCTACTAAAAAAGCGCTTACAGCCAATAAACCGCCTCCTCAAGATGTGGGTGGCTACGGTTACGATGAAACATTAGATCCAAATCCTGATTGCCCTCGTTGTAACGGTGCCGGTATTGGTCGTGCGTACTTTCATGATACGCGTGATTTAACAGGGCCAGCTCGTCGAGTATTTGCTGGCGTGAAAGAAGGGAAGTTTGGTGTTGAGGTTATTACCCGTAATCAAGATGAAGCGCTTAAGATGGTTGCACAGCATTTAGGCATGCTGAAGAACAAGACGGAATTAACGGGTGCCGATGGTGGACCTATCAAAACAGAGATAGCTAACTTGTCACCTCAAGAAGCATCTGACGCATATAAGCAAATCATGGGATAAATTGATAAAAATAGCGGTTTCATTGAAAAATTAGGCTATGCAAAATCACACCTATTTTATGCACGTTTTATTCATTCTAATTTGCACTCATTTCAATAGATAACTTAGATAAATAGCGCTTACACATAGAAAATACACTCAGTTGATTTTCGGTAGGGCGTGTAAGCACGATTATGTTAAATAGCTTTGTTTTCTATGAAATTACAGCTGGCTCGACTTAACAGCTCCATGTTTCATTCAACGATTGTATTATTTCAGAAGAATAAAATGATATTGACTCATCGCTATGTTCAGATAATAAGGTAAATCTAGGTAGTTCGGAGATAAGGCGTTCTCTGACTGGTTCAAAATACTCAGGAACATTAGGACTAACTTCAGTACAACACTTGGCAAACCCCCACAATATATCGAGTACTTCACTCTTGATTGAATCATCAACGCTATCAAGGATTTCTAGTAAGAATGGTAGGGCAAGATATCCAGCGGGTGCCATAGAGACATGCTGGTGGCACAGTCCACACCATAGCTTGTGACTGGCAATCTTTGCCTCATTGTGGTCATCAGATGTTAATTGTAGCAATAACTCAGGAACATCATTTGCTGGCCCATAAGCTGTATAGGATGAACTCCAGTCTATTGCGCGAACCCTATCTTTTAGTGATGTATTACTCACAGATAATTTCTCTTGTTAATAATTAGGATAATTAATTTTGTATTAGTTTGTTTCGACTATGTATAAAAAATATCAGGATAAATCACACTATGCCAATCTCATTTCCGTTTGATTTTAAAAATCCTGATTACCCGCAGGTGTTTGAATGGCGAATGGAACGATTAACACGAATTCGCCAAAATACAGAAGCTATACTAGTCCTCAACGCTTATTACAAAGATAATCCAGCTCAATTTATTATTGATTGGGGAATGACATATTACCCACGGAACCCTGAGAGAGGATTACCGTCATATATCCCATTTTTATTATTTCCTCGACAAGAGGAATGGATTGAATGGTTTATCGAACGATGGAAAGGGCAAGAGCCTGGTATTACAGAAAAGACGCGTGAT